CCTCAACCCGGGTTGCCGCTTCTTTGATCAAAGGATTGGCCAATCTACGACGCTTACGGGCCGGATCATTGCAAAGCACATGGACGCACACGTCAATGAAGCTATCACGGGCACCTATGATCATGTTGGGTCAGCGATCATCTACGGCGACACGGACTCGGTGTATTTCTCAGCCTGGCCGCAAATCAAAGAGGAAGTAGCCAAGGGTGGGATGGAATGGAACAGAGAAATCTGTGTACAACTGTACGATACCATTGCCGATTCGGTCAATGCGTCATTCCCGGCATTCATGGAACGTGCTTGCCACTGCCCCAGAGACATGGGATCAATTATACAGGCCGGTCGTGAATTGATTGCATCGAAAGGCCTATTTATTAAAAAGAAACGTTATGGTGTATTGATCTTCGACATGGAAGGTGTGCGCCTAGACACACACGGCAAACCGGGCAAGATGAAGGCCATGGGATTAGATTTGAAGAGATCAGACACTCCTCGAGTGGTACAAGACTTCTTGAGCGAACTGCTCATGGATGTACTTACTGGTGCCACACGCGAAAGTGTGATCGAAAAGGTTCGCGAGTTTAAACTTATATTTGCTGGCAGGCCAGCCTGGGAAAAAGGCACACCCAAACGTGTAAACAACCTGACCAAATATGCGGCCGAAGAAGCCAGACTAGGCAAAGCCAACATGCCTGGACATGTACGAGCAGCCATGAACTGGAACAACTTGAAGCGTATGCATGGTGACAATTATTCCACTGCCATTGTGGATGGCATGAAAACCATTGTGTGCAAACTCAAAGACAATCCCTTGGGATTGACATCGGTAGGATATCCCACAGACGAAACACACATACCTGTTTGGTTCAAAGAATTACCTTTTGATGATTCAACTATGGAATCGACCATTGTGGATCAAAAAGTAGAAAACTTGTTAGGCGTGCTAGAATGGCGCATTGCAGAAAGCACAGATATCAAGACCACATTTGACGACCTATTTAGTTTTGAGTAAACATGAAAAAGTTAACCGAACTTGTTAGAATTCGTGAGCAATTGGAATCAGTTTACAGCACTGACGTCATTGCTGGGTTAGTAGATGAGTTAAAAACTAAAATCACTGCTGTGGGTCAAGAAACGACCCTAACGGATGCTGGAGAAACAGTATTGAATCTAAACAAGGATCTAAATAGAATACATACCGATTTAGATTTTTGCCAAGACAGATTTGACTTGATCATTGAAAAAATCAATCAAGACATTCAGCAGGAATCACAAAAATTCTACACCGACAACTACAGTCTAGAATTACAGGTAGAAAGTGAAGCTGTTGCTAATATAAGAAAAGTTCGAGTAATGATCTTGAGTGATGTTCTCAAACAAAAGATTATTAATCGCATACAACTACATACTAATTGGCGTTATCCAGCCTTGGAGATTGGTTGCAGAGATGGAGAATGGACCAAATGCATGGTGGCAGCCGATCCGTTGTATATCACTGACTACTACAGAGATTTTTTGGAATCTACACTGAATCAGTTTACTCCAGAATATCAACAACGATTGCGTGAATACTTGGTTCGTGATGTCAACTTTGATGCATTGCCACAGGCACAGTTTGCTTTTGTATTTTGTTGGAACTTTTTGAATTATCGTAGCTTAGATACCATCAAGGAATATTTAAAATCTGTTAAAGAACTACTACGCCCAGGAGGTGTGTTTATGTTCAGTTACAACAACGGTGACCGTTATGATCAGGCCGGATATGCCGAAGGCCATTGGATGAGTTACATGCCTAAAAGCATGTTGATACCCATGTGTGAAAGTCTGGGTTTTGACATCTTACACAGCGAAGACACGCGAAATGAGGGAACGGCTGTGAGTTGGATCGAGATTAAAAAACCTGGTAAATTGGCCACAGTCAAAGCTCATCAGGTATTGGGTGAAATAAAAAGAATTGGCACTTGACTTTTTCTAAATACTTCTATACACTATTAACATTACGGAGAAAATTATGATTGATCATTTGAAAGATATTGTACAACACACTTATGGCCTAGGGGTTATCAGCATGCTCAAGGTCACCGGCGATGCCACAAGCACCGCCATCAATGCTTTTGACCAGGCAACCAAGACCGTGGTCTTAAATGCAGAATTCAAGGCGCCCATTGCCGAATTTCAGGGCGTGTTTGGCATGCCAAATCTAGATCGTTTGAACACTATTTTAAATATTCCTGAATACAAGGAAGGTGCAAAGATTTCAGTAAACAAACACAAGGATGCTGCCAGTGGCGAAGAAGTACCGGTTGGTGTGCATTTTGAAAACAAAAGCGGCGACTTTAAAAACGACTATCGTTTTATGAGTACCGCAGTGATCAATGATCAGTTAAAAAACGTCAAAATGAAACCTGTGAAATGGTCGGTAGAAGTTGTTCCATCTGTGACCAGTATTCAAAAATTAAAGTTCCAGGCCATGGCACACTCTGATGCTACCACATTCAGCAGCAAGACCGAAAACGGCGAACTCAAGTTTTTCTTTGGTGACGCAGCCAGCCACGCAGGAAGTTTTACATTTGAAAAGACCTCTGGCACATTGAGCAAACAGTTGAACTGGCCGGTGGGCGTGGTCAACAGTATCCTAAGTCTGCCCGGAGACAAAACATTCAAGATTTCAGATGATGGTGTGGCAGAGATTACTGTGGACTCTGGATTGGCTGTTTATCATTATATTTTACCAGCACAGACCAAGTAATGCGTGAAGCAGTTAGACATGGTTATCATGAAAATGGCGGATTACGTAGTGCCGATAAACGACATTTTTATCTTGGCATTCCTAAAAACGCCAGCACGTACCTGTCTAACATACTACTAGCCAATGGTTGGCATTATCACACTCTAGGCGACGATAGTGATAAAATCGAACATGCCTTGGTAGTACTCAAGGATCCTACAGATCGTTGGGTATCAGGTGTAGCCACTTATGTATCCAGTTGGATCTTGGGCCCAGCTTATGGCAGTGATCACTTTATACAAGATTACAATGAACTAAGTGAGCGTCTGTTGTTTGAGACCATGATCGTTGATGATCATACCACACCGCAGATTAGATTTGTTAAACAGTTACAGACCATGATACCACAGGTACCTGTTACCTATTTTAAAATCGATCATATGCTGATTAAAAACATTGGCCTGTGCTGTGGACAAGAAATACAGTCTGTATCAGTGAATGCCAATGTGTCCGAGGACCATTATGATCAACGGACTATTGGTGCTTTTATAAAAAAACGCCTGCTTGCAGATTTTACATTAAAAGCTAAGGTAGTTGCTAGATTTCAAGAGGACTACGATTTTATTAACCAAACACAATTTTACTATGAGCCAAGACAACTTAACCTCTAAACAATCAGACTATGCTGTGTTTCTTCCAGCTATCTCGGGGTTCTATGCTACGTTCATAGGCAAACAACGTGACCCTGCGGCAGGGCCGTATGTAGACCCTAGTCGTTTTCCACAGGGTATAACAGATATGGAACAACTTAACTGGCTCAATGACCAGAAAGCCTTGTTTCCTTATAAGTGGTCGCTTTACTCCGGTGGCCACGCCAACCTTGATCTCACCAAGCAGGACTGGTCAGAAGACATGGTTCGCAATCGCGACCCAAACACACTAATCCTAGGCGACTCTGGAGGATTCCAGATAGCCAAAGGCCTATGGGAAGGCGATTGGAAAGCAAACTCAGGATGTCCCAAGGCACAGAAAAAACGCGAACAGGTTTTGGCCTGGCTTGACGGCATTGCTGACTACGGCATGATCCTTGATATTCCAACCTGGGTCATCCATGATAAAAACGCCAGTGACAAGTGTGGCATTCGAACGCTGGAACAAGCGGTGGATGCTACCAAGTTTAACAACGACTACTTCATGAAACATCGCCGGGGTGTTGCCAATGGAGGCGCCCGATTCCTTAATGTTCTGCAAGGTGCCAATCACCCGGATGCTGATCGTTGGTATGATCTAATGAAAGAGTACTGTGATCCACAAAAATATCCCGACACGCACTTCAACGGCTGGGCCATGGGTGGACAGAACATGTGTGATGTACACCTTATCTTGCGTAGACTTGTGACCTTGCGATATGACAACCTATTACAGGAAGGTGTGCATGATTGGATGCACTTCTTGGGTACAAGCAAACTGGAGTGGGCAGTTCTACTCACTGTGATTCAACGCAATGTTCGCAAGTATGTAAATCCGGCCTTTACTATTTCGTTTGATTGTGCCAGTCCATTCTTGGCCACAGCCAACGGGCAGGTTTACTTTGAAAATGTGTTTCCCGACAACGGTAAGTGGAGTTATAGAATGGCCCCAAGTGCAGACGATAAAAAGTATGCCACAGACACACGCAAGTGGTCTGACGGTGTGGTAGCAGATGGCATTTACCCACGTTGGGAAAACAGTCCCATCAGCGACATGCTCAAAATGAAAGATATCTGTTACTACAAACCCGGTGACCTAAACAAGAATGGCAAGGAAGGCAAGACTTCGTGGGATAGTTTCAGTTATGCCTTGCTCATGGGCCACAATGTTTGGATGCATTTAACTGCTGTACAAGAAGCCAATCGCAGATTTGATGCAGGTGCTCATCCTGCCATGATGCGTAGCTCAGGACCCGGGGGCGAATACTTTGAAGATCTGGTAGAAGCCATATTTGCTGCACCTGACAAGCAGACAGCCATGGACATCATTGACATGTACAGCAATTACTGGATGGAAATTGTAGGTACCCGTGGATTCAAAGGCAAAAAGGCCTTGAATGGCAATGCCATGTTTGACCAACTGTTTGAGATCGAAGGAGATGAACATGTGGTTGAACCCGATGCCGAACCTGAATTTGACGAAACCAAACTTGAACACTTAGGAGAATAAAATGGGTAACTGGGGTAATCATCTGCACGATTTAGAACAAGAACATCAACGTCTAGACAAACAAATCGATGGCATGGAAAGTACCGGAGTATTTGAGGATGCTTATTTGGAACTTTTGAAAAAACAAAGGTTGCTATTAAAAGATCAAATTGCTATAATAAAGAACAAACACAATATCTAATAATCATATGAATCGTCCCGGACATGAGCAAGTGGATTTTTTTGTGGGCACCGAAGTAGAACACAGCCCAGCACTGGGTCATCGAACTCTGTTTGTGGTAGGTATACATGATGCCACACATATAATAAATTTGGCCACAACCAACAAGTGTTCACACATATACTTCGGTGCCAATCAAAGTTTTCCTCGGTTGGATGTCAATGATGGTGATGGTTGGCGTCCTTGGGAAAGAATGATACAGGATTGTCTAGAACGCGGATATCTATGTACTTTGGATCTGGATGTCGATTGTGTTGAAGGTCTAGTTGAGAGTGCCTTGATAGAATTTAATAACTTTATTCCCATGATTTCGGTGAAATTGCCCTATGTACAAATGCTGGGATATAATGCTACAATTAAACTAGACGACAAGGACTTCAGGGCCACAAATCCTGGAGTTTGGTGTCACAGTTTGCATGCGTTACGGGACCGTAAGGTATTTACGGATTGGTCACAATACACACAAGATGAGATTGTAAAATGAATCAAGAACAACGTAGTCAGGTAGAGCGTGTCATGGGGTCGGCTAAACGCCGTATCTGGGTCACATTCCGTCGAGAAGGTATCCACTGCTATCCAGCAGCCGCAACTGATCCTAGGTTAAATACAGCAGGAGAGTATGATGTATCGTTTCTTGCCAGTCCTCATAGGCATATATTTCATTTCCGGGTGTCAATCGATGTGTTCCACAATGACAGGGACATCGAATTCATCCAATTCAAACGATGGCTCGAGTCGCTGTATAATGGTCAGAATTCCGTTTTAGAACTAGACTTCAAATCATGTGAAATGATTGCCGACGACCTATATGTGCAAATAGCTGAACGCTACCCCAATCGTAATGTTTCAATTCAAGTGGCCGAAGACGGCGAGAATGGCTGCTTGATTCATTATAATCTCACTCGCCCTTCCCAATCAATTGTAATTTAAGGAGTAGTAACATGGCCCAAGAATGGCTAAAGAAGTATCTTCGTTTCAAACCCGAAGTGGTCGCTATCTTTGAAGACCTAGAACGCTATGAGCGTTTTTGTCGAGATTACGGTTATCCCTACGATGAGAAACATCTGTACAACGAACGCAGCCACTACGGTGAATATCTAAAAATGGTTCGTGGTCGTGAACCCTGGGACCAATGGCGCACTCCTAAACGCAAGCGTGAATTTGATTACAACAAACCAAGAACACAGTGAGGTTATGGCGTATGCGTAAATTATGGTACATGGGTCTAGAACCCTATAAAGCACGCTACACTTTACAACTACAAGAGTGGAATCGTGCTGTATTTGAACAGCGTGGTATCAACTATGAAATTGTGCCTGGCGAAACTCTCAGTAACGATCAGGCCATTGTCACAGGACAAGTGTTAGACGCACACGGTCGTACCTATTTTGGTATGAGCCAATTAATGAATCTCGTTAAACGAATGAAAGCAGGAGACGTAACCAATGAAGATATTATCTACTTTGAAGACATGTTTCAACCCGGTATCGAGAGCTTACCTTATATTCTCGATCAAATCGATCCTGCTCACCGTCCTCGCATTGCCGTTCGCTGTCTTGCTCAAAGTATTGACCCCGATGATTTTGTTCATGTTTGGGGCATGCAAAAGTGGATGGGCCTGTATGAAAAGATGGTGGACTCGTTTGCGGACATAGTACTGGCATCAAACGAAGAAATGGTCATGCACATGAAGATTGCTGGCTGGGAGGCTCCTGTGTACAACATCTCGGGTCTGGCTTTTGGCAAACAGGAAGTGCGTGCCCGGGTGCCTGGAGAATTAAAACCATTTGCGGAACGCAAAATGCGTGTGGGTTTTGCTGCAAGGTGGGATCAAGAAAAACAACCAGACTTTTACATGGACCTGATCGAAGAATTCCATCGCCGTGCACCGCACATGGGTGTGGAATTTTGTGTATTTTCGGGCAGTAAACTAAAAAGTAACAATGACAGTTATATGAAGCGTACACGAGATCTACAATCTCGTGGCCTATTAACAATTTATGAAGACCTAGAAAAAAATGACTACTATAATTTACTCGCTGATACCCGTATTCTGTTCAATTGTGCTTTACAAGATTGGGTTTCGAATACCGTCAGTGAAGCGGACACTCTTGGCTGTAATGTGCTTTATCCTGCTTATAGGAGTTTTCCTGAAACTTTCTCCAACGATGCGAGTAGACTATATGTACCTTGGAGCCTGGATGATGCATTATCTAAGCTGATTCCTTTATTGCGGCACCCACATCCTGGCATGGGGCGGATCAGCGACTGGACCAATGGTACCATTGATCGCATCTGCGACATCTTGGAGGGCCGAGGAGAGTCTTGGCGTCGTATGGATGTAGACTATCGTAAACACACTCATGAAAGCAAATACTAACATGGAAAATAAAGAAATCACCGCAGAAGAACTAGTAGCGGTACTTAAATTCACACCCAGGACCTACAAGATTTCGATGTGGGGCTACGGTGGCGAAAAGGTCATGGGCACAGTGGATCCCAAATGCTGGGACTACTGCATGGAAAATCAAGTGGACTTGGTAGACATTGCCTGGAATTATGAAGCCTGTGAAGAAATGGACTTGGACGAAGACCAGTTGCCGTTCACTCCTGGCTCGTGGTATGAATGCGACAGCATGGCACACGTCAACGGTGTGAGCCGCAACGCTGGACACATACAGATCGAAGATGAAAATGGGAATTCTGTGTTTGAAAAAAGTCTAGAAGATTGCGATGGCTGTGAGGACAGTCCGGCCTGGAGCTGTCAAGACGAAGTCTGGATTGGCTCACGCAAAAAAGGCGAAGTGGTATTCATTGGTAGCTCCAATGAAAAAGGCACCTTCTTTGAAGGCGAGATTGAACTGCGAGCACCATTTGACATTGAAAAACTTGAACTACACTACGATGAAGTCGACGGAGAAGAAATTGTCAACTGTGTGTATTACGACGGTGAAGAGATCGACAACAACGGTGGTAGCACTGATGGTAAGAGTTCAGACATGATCATGGTTCGTCTCACCGACGATGATGGCAATTTTGAACGCTATGAGCCCGAAGAAAAAGACTGGGGTCATCCCGAATACGGTACCAGTCCCAGCACCTGGGAACAGTCCGAGACATTTAAGTTCAAGAAACAGAAACCCACAATTCCAGGATACTATAGTTGCAACTATGGATTCGGCAGCACCTATGGTAGCCTGTACTGGGATGGCAAGAACTTTGGTGAATGGGAATACGGCAAGTTCCATGCCAAGGACGACGACGGCATAGTGTCTTGGTCGGGCTACAACTGGGACACCAGTTCCTGGGTCAATCAACCACCCGAGCCGGTAGATGTCATTTGTGACAACAAAAAGTGTGGGTGGGTAGGCATGAGCTCAGACCGACGCACTGATGACGACTACAACGATCATTGCCCTGCTTGCGATGGCACAGAGTTTTCATGGATTGATTATGATCCAGACACCAAACAAGGTCGTGCCAACCGTGCTAAGTATTGTAGAGAATGGGATCCGGAGGTGTCGATGAACAGGATCGTTAAAGCATTTCCTATAACTGAAGAGGAGACAGCATAATGGCCTGGCCCTATGGACCCGATGAAGATGTAGCAGTAGCAGAACCAACCACAGAATCCAAATCACGTTGGTGGACTGTTAGGACCTACTATAAAAAGTCCTGTGAACAACACGAATACTATGTGCAAAACGATGGCGCTGGTCGCGTTGTTGTCAAGGACGGATTCCGCTCGTGTGAATACCGTGTAGAAACCAATGACGGAGAGTTTCCGCAATTTAGCTTTACCAATTGCCCAGGAGGTAGTGCTGATTTAGATAGCATTGATTTAAACTCTTGCTTTGGTGACAATATTGAATCAACTGAGCTAGTTGAAATGTTTGACGGCGGCTGTTGGGGCGATATTGAAATCGAAGGTATCGACGATGAGGACGAAGCGGAACGCTTAGAAGAATTCATCAGCGAAGAAGGTGCT